TCGATAGCCTCTTCACCCAACTCAAGCGTGAGGAACCGATGGGCAACGACATTGCACAGGAGGTGCTGTCTAAGCTGTTCCAGAAGGTGGTTGGTGAAGATGTCGCCAACATTGGCTTCGACATGGTGAGTGGCACAGGCGGTACGATGGAGACGCTGCGTAATCTTCTTGAGCGGTATGGTGATGACTTCACCCCCAATCTCAATATCGAATGGGACGATATCACCATTGAGACGTTGATGGCAAAGGCTGAACTGGAAGCACGTTGGTCTTTCAACATCCCCACTGTCGCTCGTAAGATAGAGGGTGTCAGTGCCGGTCAGCTTATCGAAGTGGGTGCGCGTCCCAACACTGGCAAGACATCGTTCCATGCCAGCCTGATCGCCGCTCCCAATGGCTTTGCACATCAGGGTGCCAAGTGTGTCATCCTCTGTAACGAGGAGCCAACGCACAGGGTTGGCGCACGATATCTGACCGCTGCTGCCGGTATGTCGGCGCGTGAGGTCAAAGAGAATATGAGTAAAGCCAAGTCCCTGTATGAACCTGTGATGAGCAACATCAAAATCAAAGAGGCGTCAGGCCGCGACATGAATTGGGTTGAGAGCGTAGCCAAGACCTATCGCCCCGATGTCCTCGTGCTTGACATGGGTGACAAGTTCAAGGCAGAGGGTGGCTTCGCCCGACAGGACGAGGCACTCAAGGCGTGTGCTATCCACGCACGACAGATAGCCAAGGCGTATGACTGCGCTGTGTTCTACATGTCCCAGCTTTCCGCAGAGGCAGAGGGTAGGTCACAGCTTAACCAGAGCATGATGGAAGGATCACGTACAGGCAAGGCTGCAGAGGCTGACCTGATGATCCTAATAGGTAAGTCGCCTACTGTCGAGGGACAGGAGGAGGACAGCCCACTGCGGCACATGAATATTGTAAAAAACAAGTTGAATGGCTGGCACGGTATGGTAAACTGTGAACTGGACTATTTGACAGCGAGGTATGAAGGATGAAGATAACACTAGATGTAGAGAATACCGTCACACATCGTGACGGCAAGATGCACCTTGATCCATTTGAGGTGAACAACAGCCTAACGATGGTGGGTATACTGACTGACCAAGGGGCATGTTACACATTCCCATTTGACCATGAAGAGCATGAAAGTGGGCATGACTACAGTGAGCGTGTGCAGATGTTTCTTGATGAGGCTACTGTTCTTATTATGCACAACGCAGCACACGACTTGCTGTGGCTGTGGGAGAGTGGCTTCAAGTATAATGGCCCTGTGTTCGACACGATGTTGGCTGAGTATGTGCTACAGCGTGGCATCAAGGAGCCGCTGTCGCTTGAGGCGTGTGCAGAACGCTATGATCTTGATACCAAGAAGCAGGACACTCTCAAGGAATATTTCAAGCGAGGCTACAGCACACGCACCATTCCCATTGACGAACTGACGGAGTACCTGATTGCTGACCTTGAGGCTACGCAGCAACTGGCAGACAAGCTGATGTATCGCCTGAACACACCAAAAGATAGCGGACTTATGGGTACCGTTGACCTGACCAATCAGGTGGCAGTATGTCTTTCTCGTATATATCAGCGAGGGTTTACCGTGGACAAGCAAGCACTGGACGATGTGCGAACAGAGTTTGAGCAGGAGCGTAAGCAGCTTACTGACGATCTACAGGCCCATGTGCGTAGGCTGATGGGTGATACCCCTATCAACCTTAACAGCCCAGAGCAATTGTCTTGGGTGATTTATAGCCGCAAGGTAAATGACAAGCAGTTCTGGGCTACACAGATTGACCCATACATGCCTGAAGACGACTTCCGTAGGTTAGTCAATGCGCATACCACCAAGCTGGCCAAGACCAGAGCAACGCAATGCAAGACCTGTAATGGCACAGGCTACATACGAAAGGTAAAGAAGAATGGAGAGCCGTTTGCGAAACCTAATCGCTGCCCTACTTGTGATACTGCTGGCTATCTTCTATCACCATCCAATGCCGTGGCTGGGTTGAAGTTCAAGCCACCATCAGCAAAGTGGGCTAGTGCCAATGGCTTCAGCACGAGCAAGCTGAACCTTGAGACCTTGGAGAAAGCAGCACGTGTCAAAGGAATGACAGAGGCTGTGGACTTCCTGTCAAAAGTCCGCCGACTATCTGCTGTGGATACATACCTGTCCTCGTTTGTCGAGGGCATCAAGATGTTCACCAAGCATGATGGTAAGCTGCATGTGCGTTTGCTACAGCATCGCACTGCGACAGGGAGACTGTCTGGTGCAGAGCCTAACATGCAGAACATGCCACGTGGTGGCACCTTCCCTGTGAAGAAGGTGTTTGTATCCCGGTGGGAAGGTGGCAAGATTATGGAAGCTGACTTTGCCCAGCTAGAGTTTCGTGCAGCAGCTTTCCTATCACAAGATGGAGTTGCTATAGATGAAGTATCTACTGGGTTTGATGTACACTCATATACCGCTAAGGTTATTACCGATGCTGGTCAACCTACGGATCGCCAGACTGCGAAGGCTCACACGTTTGCACCGCTTTATGGCGCAACAGGCTTTGGGAGAACGCCAGCGGAGGCAAAATATTACACACACTTCACAGAGAAATACAAAGGGATCGGGGTATGGCATTCCCGATTGGCTAAAGAGGCTATAAACACAGGGCATATTACTACCCCGTCAGGCAGGGAGTTTTCTTTCCCTGATGTCGTCCGCAAAGCAAGTGGTCGTGTGTCTCATTTCACGCAAATTAAAAACTACCCAGTGCAATCATTTGCAACAGCCGACATAGTACCTATTGCACTGTTATTCATAGACGAACAACTAGCCTATGCTAAGTCTTGTATCGTCAATACCGTACACGATAGTATTGTTATTGATGTACACCCACACGAGGAGCGGCTTGTAATGCAGGCCATCCACAAAACAAACGAGGAGTTGCCAGCTTTGATTGCAGGTAGGTGGGGTATACATTTTAATGTACCCCTCTTACTTGAAGCTAAAATGGGGCCGAATTGGCTTGACACGAAAGATGTGTTGTGATATAACTATGCATTCTAACTCGAAAGAAGGAGTATAAAATAAATGAACGAGATCACTACAATTGATACCAACAACTATGCCGCTATGGCTAAAGCTATGGGTATCGCCAACGAGGGTACGAGTGGGGGCAAGAAGTCTAGCACCCTTGCCCGTCTGCGTATCCATCATACCCCGATCATGGGGCTTGCCGAAGTGAAGGGCAAGAAGGTGAATGTCGAGGTTGTCGAGGGCGGACAGTACAAACTGGAAGTTCCCGATGGCCCTACCTACTACGCCTCTGCTGCACGTATCCGTCCATACATGCAACGCTTCATGTACAAGCGTTTCGTGATGGGATCGGGTAACGCTCCCAACCGCTATGTCAAGACCGTCATGGCTGACAACCTGAACATTGACCTCAAGGACAATGATGGGGGCTTCAACTGTGGCAAACCGGCGGGTTACATCCAAGACTTCAAGTCTCTGCCTGAGAAGACACAGGACTTGATTAAGCAGATCAAGCGTGTGCGTGTAATATTCGGCACAGTTGAACTGGTCAACCCTACGGACGATCAGGGCAACGCTGTTGACGTGGATACTGTCCCATTCATCTGGGAGGTGGACAACCGTGACGCATTCAAGGGCTGGGGTGAGGTGTTCTCTACCTTTGCCAAGCAGAAGCGTTTGCCTATCCAGCATGTAGTGGATGCCGCTACGGAAGAGCGTAAGCTGCCCAATGGCAACAGCTTCTTCCTGCCTGTGACCACGGTCAATCTGACCAACATTGTCGAGATTGAGCAATCGGATCAGGCACTGTTCACTGACTTCATGGCGTGGGTACAGAACTACAACGAGTACATCATCAATGCTTATGCGGAGAAAGCAACGGAGCATGACGACGATGATGACATCGCAATCACTGACGGTGTGATTGATGTTGACGATGAAGAGGTAGCGTAATGAAACACCCCGCTGAACTGGCACTGCATCAGTACATGGAGAATGCCGCCAATGGCAAGTCCACCATGTCTTCAGAAACAATCCGACAGATTGGCCTGAATGTTATGAGTGCTGTTGCGCGTCAGTTTGGTGGGGGCAACAAGCGCAACGAGTTTGGTCTACGTATGTCCAACGTGGGTAGGCCAACTTGTCAGCTTTGGTTCGACAAGAACGAGCCAAAGAAAGCGTTACCCCTGCCAACAACATTTGTAATGAACATGATGATTGGAGACATCGTTGAAGCTGTCTTCAAGGGGCTACTGACAGAAGCAGGAGTACAGTATGAAGATGATGCAAAGGTTACGCTCAATCTTGACAACGGTACATCCATCTCTGGTACCTATGATATTGTTATTGACGGTGCTGTTGATGATGTCAAGTCAGCATCTAATTGGTCGTATAATAACAAGTTTGAATCCTTCGACACTCTTAGACAGGGTGATGCTTTTGGGTATGTAGCACAGCTTGCTGGATATGCCAAGGCTGCTGACAAGAAAGCCGGTGGATGGTGGGTAGTGAACAAGGCTAATGGCCAGTTTAAATATGTACCAGCTACAGGGCTTGACATTGAGAAGGAAGTAGGCCATATTCAACAGACGGCAGATACACTGGAAGAGAACAGGTTTGAGCGTTGCTTCGATGCTGTACCGGAGAAGTTCCGGGGTAAAGAGACAGGCAACATGGTTCTCACTACGGAGTGTGGATTCTGCCGCTATCGTTTTGCCTGTTGGCCGGGGCTTGAAGAACGCCCAGCCGTTATGTCACAGGCAAAGCAACCTAAGACGGTTGCGTATGTATCACTAGCAGAGGAGTATGCATAATGAGTGAAGACATGGATACGTTGCTCGACGAAATCAAAGCAACAGAACAGCATCTCGCCTCACTCCGTAAGGAGTATCGCGAGAAAAAAACAGCAGGGCTACGTGCTGCCATTGAAGCACGTAACGAGGCAGATGCTCTTATTCGTGAAGAGATGAAATCATTAGGATATCAATCGCCTTTCATCTCGTACCGCAATGTAGGTAGCCTTGCCTAACCACAAACAATTTCGTGCAGCACGAAAGTATGGATACAGGAGCGGACTAGAACATAAACTTTCTCTCTACTTAGATGAACTGAAAGTGATCTATGATTACGAGAAGGTTAAGATTGAGTGGGAAGACTTAGCGTACCGCACTTACACTCCTGACTTCGTGCTGTATAATGGGATCATCATTGAGACCAAAGGCATGTTCACGGCAGCGGATAGAAGGAAACACCTTGCCATTAAGAAGCAACATCCGCGTCTTGACATTCGCTTTGTTTTCGAGAATAGTAGGAGGAAGTTACGAAAGGGTGCCAAGTCAACCTACGCAGAGTGGTGCATCAAGTATGGTTTTAAATACTATGACCGCATCATTCCTGAAGATTGGCTGAAGGAAAAAGGAAAGAACAAGCATCCCAAGTTTATCAAGTTCAATGGAACCAAAGTGAAAAGGAGGTAGGACATGGAGTCAATTGGGGAAGGCGACTTTGTAATTAGAGTACGGCCAACAGAAATAGACGGCGAGTGGACAGGTGAGGTAGATATATCTATTATCTCTCAGGCTGACAATCCGCTTAATGACGAAGGATATACACAACTCATGCACTTCTGTAAGATGATGTGTGCTACCATTCCGCTGATGGAGCAGGATGATGCCCTACGAAATTTAGTTCACGAATATGTCATGGAAGTTGTTGACAACGACGATGAAGATGTGGTAGAAGAAGATGATGATGCGGTGATTATCACTAAAGAGGATGGTAACATTGTGCATCTTAGCTTTGGTAGCAGAACAAAGGGGAGCGCATGATGCGTTACGAGACGTATATGCGGACAAGGATGAAAGAGTTACAACCAGACGAGGACAGACTTATGGATGAGTATTACTCAAAAGAGTATACAAAGCAGACCAAGAAAGAAGACATGGTAAACTCTCCACCCCACTACAACAAGGCGGGTATCGAATGCATTGATGCCATTGCCGCAGCTACAGGTGATGGCTATGAATATTATTTGCAAGGCAATATTATAAAGTACCTATGGCGTTATCGCTACAAGAATGGTACAGAAGACCTCAAGAAAGCACAGTGGTATCTAACCAAGCTGATTGAGGAGGTAGAGGGATGCTATGATGAGAGTTAAAGTCTTCCTCACAATTGATGTAGACCCAGATGAATACCCCATTCCTGCCGATGAGGATGTCGGCTTAGAGATTGAAGACGGCATACGTGAATACTTTTACGATGTAGACGGTGCCGAAATCAAACACATAAAAACACTAACGGAGTGATGCAATGAACAATTATTTGCCTACAGATTACCAAAACTTTATTGCCCTTTCACGGTACGCTCGTTGGAAAGATGATGAGCAACGTCGAGAGACTTGGAGTGAAACGGTTGAGAGATACTTTGACTACATGGAAAAACATCTTGGACAACAATACAACTATGCGTTGTCAGATGAACTTCGTGCAGAACTAGAAGAGGCTGTCTTAAACCAAGACATCATGCCCAGCATGAGAGCATTGATGACCGCTGGCCCAGCGTTGGATCGCTGCCACGTAGGTGGGTACAATTGCTCCTACGTACCAGTGGACAGCACACGTGCCTTTGATGAAACTATGTACATACTCATGTGCGGCACAGGTGTAGGCTTCTCTGTCGAGCGTGAGAACGTCGATAAGCTGCCTATCATTAACGAACACTTTGAGAACAGTGATACAGTCATCAAGGTGGGTGACAGCCGTCCCGGTTGGGCAAGAGCATTGAGAGAGTTGATCTCTCTGCTGTACGCAGGACAGATTCCCAAGTGGGATGTGTCAGAGGTAAGACCTGCAGGTGCAAGGCTGAAGACATTCGGTGGTCGTGCTTCTGGACCCGCCCCTCTTGAGGAGTTGTTTCAGTTTGTCATCGACAAGATCACAAACGCTGCAGGTCGTAGGCTCTACCCATTAGAGTGTCACGATATCATGTGTAAGATTGGTGAGGTTGTCGTCGTAGGCGGGGTACGGCGTAGCGCACTCATCAGTCTGTCCAACTTAGGTGATACGCAGATGCGTCATGCTAAGTCAGGACAATGGTGGGAGAACGAAGGACAACGTGCGCTTGCAAACAACAGCGTGTCCTACAAGTTCAAGCCAGACATGGATACCTTCATGCGTGAGTGGCTGGCTTTGTACGAGAGTAAGTCAGGTGAGCGTGGTATTTTTAACAGGCAGGCTGCTAAGAAACAAGCGTCTCTTAATGGTCGGCGTGATGCAGA